AGTCGCAACCGGGGCATCTAGCCCCCACTCGGCCTGGGCGCTGCGGGTCAAGTCGCGGCGGTACTGTTGCGCCTCGGCCGGCACAGCGGCCAGAGCCTTGGACATCAGCGGCATGGCGACCAGAAGGACCAGACCATAAAGACGGCTTCTCATGGTCAGAGCCCCAGTGTCAGGCCGAGGACGCAGGCCAGCACGATCAGCGCACGGCGGATGCCTGCCCATGGCTGGTGCGCTGCACGGACCTGGTCAGGGCGCGCATACGGGAACAGGGCGCGGTCGATCCAGTACGCCAGTACTGCGCCACCCGTTACCAGCGCGGCCTTGTACAGAACAACCGCGATCTTGGATGGTGCAATGAGGTACAGCCCGATCAGCAAGCCGATGGTGATCAACGTCCAGAAGGTCAAGCGTGGTGCTCGATATGGCCGCTGAAAACGCAGGCGGCCGGGAAGATGGCTCATTAATGAACCTCCTTGGTGGGTTTGAGGGCGGCGCGGATATCGGCCATAGCGCTTGCGGCTACGCCTGGACCCTTCCGGCGTTGTGCCGGTGGCATATAGCGACCTGGTTTGGGAGGGCGGGTTGGGGTTGACCTGTAGCTATGGCCACCTTTGCAGGCGTCCAGGGCGACTTGCCGGCGATGAACAGCAACCCGCGATATGACGTCGGTACGCCATTCGCTCGGGCAGTCATCGATCATTCTTTGGCGCGTCTTCTCGCAGCGCTCGTCAATGACGCGCTGGGCGAATTCCGCTGAAGAGGTGGCGTGCTCAAGCATGTTCGAATCGGCCAGATGAGTGGACCTGGCTAGATTCGCCCGTGTGGGGTCGGGGCTGTATTTCCGGGGGCTTTAAGCAAAAAGCCCCGCTAGGCGGGGCTTGATGTAGGGGCGGTCAGTGCAACCGCTTTGGCGCGTCGTCATACCCGAAGAGGTCGGGCTCTTGCTGTCGATGCAATACGCGCTGGCGGGCAATGATGTCATAAACCGCTTGGCTGGACAGATCAAACTTACGGGCCAGCACATCAGGCCGCACGTTCTTGTCTCGCCATTCGCGGAAAATCTCCGCGTCTCGCATCGCCCGGCGCAGGCCATCACCACGCGGGATGTACACGACGGACCCGCCCATCGTTACACAGATCGCATAAACCACTGCGCGGGCGATTGTCTGTACTTCGTCGGCCCTGTCCGGCAAGAGCTGTTTCAGCTTGTGCTCGGCGATGGTGGCCATTTCGTTCAGCGTCCCTTCCCAGCGATCCATCACCACGGCATCGTCCATGTGGGCCAACACCTTGTCTGGGTCTAGCTTATCGACCTCCCCACTATCGAATAACTCTCCGTTGCTCATTGCCGCCTCCCGTGTCGTTTCGCGTCCTTGGCCAGAGCAGCAACGACACCTCCCAACTGCTTGGCGTCCAGCCACTCCAGCCGCTCTACCTGGTACAGCCGCTTGGCCAGGCCATCGCCGTACTCCCATGGTCGGCCAGCCTCGGCCAGCTGGGCCTCGATCTTGCCGACCAGCTTTGCTTTGTCCGCAGCAGGCTTGGGCTTGCCCCGACCTTGCTTCGACTTCCAGCCCAACCGCTCAAACTCTTGCAGCACCTTCGCCACCTGGAGGGGGCTCAGGTCTTTGGCCGATGACAGGCCAGTGATCCGGCTCAGCAAGGCGCGGTAGGTTTCGTCATCCAGGCCGAGGTCTTTCTTGGCAATGTGGATCTTGCTGAGCTGCTGGTTGCGCCGGTTCATGACGCCACCTGCGCCAGTGCCAAAGGCGCCGCTGTGGTCATGCCGTGGTTAAGGCGTACATCACCCGCAGCCAACATGCCGTGCAGGGCATCGGTTATGGCCCGCACGCCGGCCTTGCGGCGCGAGGTGTTGTTACGATCCCGAGGCTTCTGTTGCACCAGGTCAGGGTAGTGATGAGCCAGGTACTGCTCCACAGCCGGCGACAGCGTGGCACCCGCGAAGGCCGACACTTGCTCATGCACGGCATGAACCCATGCCTCACAGAACACATCAGCGCGCCGTACTTTGGTAGCCAGTTTGCAGCGCTGGAGCTTGTTCAGCGTGAAGTCGCGGCGTGCCTGGCGCACTTGGCGCAGCAGCACCGTCATGGTGTACCCAGCCACCTCGGCCATCTCACCAATGAAGTTCCAGCGACCGATCCCGCTGGCAAACAGCACCTTGCAGGCATAGGCCCTCGAAACGGTGTTGGCCAGCAGCGCCTCCCACTTCGCCGGGGTTTTCTTCGACCCGGCTACGGCGTTGCACTCCATCACATCGGCCATGTTCACATCAGCTTGGCCGATACCGTGCTCTTGCATCAGCGCTTTGGCCTGGCGCATCGCTGCCGCCGCTTCGTGAGGGTTGGCACTGGTGGCCAACCTCAGGCATTTCTTGATCTTGTCCAGGGCCTTGTTGCGGTCCATGAGATTTCCTATCTATCGCTGTCGCCGCTCAGTGCAGGCGCTCGGTGCTGGTGTTGGTCGCTGGTACGGCTTCGCGAAAGCGCGAAGGGCTCCAGTCGCAGGACTCGTCGGCTGGAATGTGACCGAACATGGCTGTGCAGCGGCGGCAGTGCACGCAGTCGCCGCAAGTCTTGCCCTCCGGCAGATTCATTCGATATTCGTCGTTGGGCATCCGCTCCAAAGGCTCCCGTTGCTCGCTCATGACTCTCTCCATTCGTTCGGCTGCTCGTCAGTACCCGGCCACCACGGCGGGCAGACCAACCCCGGCAAGGCCGGGGTGGTTTCGCTTAGTGGATGGTCGGTTTGGTTTGCAGCAGCTCGCGGTATGCTTCGCAGGCGTCGCAGTCGCAGCCTGCCTCAGCCGATGCAACCGGGAGAGGGATGCGCCCTACAAGCTTGGCCCCCTTCATCATGGCGCCCACGACACGCCCAGCGGCGCTGCTGTGCAGGTCGGCGGTGTTATCGACTTCCACACGGACGCCGGCTTCGTTGTCTTCTACGGTGATCTGGTACTTGGCCATTCTTACTACTCACAGAAAATTGGTGGTGATTGCAGGCGAATCAGTGCACGGAGTGGGTGGTGGTGTTCAGCGAAGCGCTCGCGATGTCGAGCGGGATCGGCACGTATTGTTCCGACTCACCAACCCGCTGGTACACGCGGATGTAGCTTTTCGAGCCAACGACCTGGACGGCGTCACCGATGGCCTCCATGGCGCGCTGCCACCGGGCATCTTTGATTTCCATACGGCGCAGGGCGAGGACTCGGCCGGTGCTGATTTCGCCTTGCTTGTCGGCGCGGAACGCCTCGTTGACGATGGCACGCACCTCGGATCGAGCGTCTTGGGTCCACTCGGTCAGGCACTCATCAATCAGGGCACGGGCGGCTTGCAGGCGCTCGTCAAAGCGGATGTTGTCCTGAGCGGCCAGCACGACTTTGTATTGGCCATCGAACGACATCAGCGTGACGTTGCCTTTCTTGCCGCCGACCTTGGTCTTGTACTGCTCAGCCGACATGTCAACGAAAGCTTTGATGTCGCCGAAAGCATCAGCCTTGAACGCGGCGAGCGTGGCCGAAACCACCTGCGCCTTGGCCACCAGCTCAAGCACCAGGTCGTTACGCGCCATGTCAATTGGCTTAACCAGGTCCAGTGGAACCAGGTGGCCTTTGGCGTCTTTCAGAAAACCTTCAGGAACGTTGTTGATCACTGTTGTTGCTCCATATTCGTTTGTTCGGTGTCTTGCAGCTGCGCGGCGATCAGCCCCGCCCGCTGCCGGGTGTATTCGATCTGCTTGGCCGTTTTCGGCGAGGTGACTGTCTGGGCTCGCACCCGTCCTTTCAGCACCCCGACGATCCCGTCCAGAGCCGCGTTGCCACTCTTCACTTGGCCGTCAGTTCGCGTTGGCTTAGGCAGCAAAGGAGGGAGCCGGCGCGGCTTCAGGTCGCGCAGGAACCGCGCTGGCGAGGGCCACCTCTCGCAGCTGGCAAACAACGACTCGAATGTCTCCCGGATGCGCTCCGCGTCCAGCGCCTCATCCCACTGGCGGTTCTTGGTGAGAGCCACCAGCCAGATATCCAACGTCAAGTTCACCGCGTCTGCGGGTGGGGCGCCGTCCAGGCGCAGGGTTACCAGCCCCTGGAAACCCGCAACGATGGCTCGCTCAAACCATTTCTCAGCCATTTAATCGGTCCTGAAGTGCAGCCAGCGCGGAAGTCGTCTGGCTTTGTGGTCGGTTGTTGAGGCGCGGCTGCTGCCGCGCCTCCGGTGCCAAAACCGGCGCTACGGCCTGAGACTGGCCCTGGTACTGGGTCATGACCTGGTACAGCCAGCCGTGGCCCTTGAGTGGCGTCACCAGCCGCCCGGTTTCACGCGCAGCCAAGGCTTTGTCGATTGCCCACGCCCAGCACTCGGGCGGAGCTTCGAACACCTGACCACCGCGCTCGATGC